GAGTGATATAGGTTTATTAAGTGATGAAGAAAAAGATGAACTGATGGCATCTTTGGAAGATGCAGCTGCTGACTTACAAAAAAAATCCGATGACCTAGATATAAGTGAAATTAAAAAAAAGTATAGTTCATAATGTCCAACGAAAGAATAAATCCACAAAGAACTAATGTACTTGGTCAAGTAAATCGTGATACTATATTAGGTCCAGAGTTTACATTCCATCACGGTCATGTTGAAAAGGTAATATTACAATCAAGTGATTTAGATACATTTGGTTATCCAACATATGGTGCACCATCTGATGTAAGTCAATGTATTCTTTTAAGACCAACTTTTCGTGGTCATTTAGATTTTGACTTACCATCACCTGATTTTAAAGGAATGGTACTAGCTCAACCTTTATTAAGAGGTTTTGCTGATTCAATAGCTCGTGGTGATTCGGTAATCTACACTAACTTGGGTAGTAAGTTTTATTATTTAGGGCCAATAAACACTTTAAACAATCCAAATTATAGTCCTGATACTTTACATAATAAAGATTTAAATCCAAACAGAGTAGTGTTGGATGATAGAAAGGATCATGAGGATGGATATAATGTAAATTTCATAAGAAGAATAATCAATAGGGCAACTAAGATTAAAAACATTATCCTAGATAGACCATATGATACTGGTATAGGAGAGGTTGGTTCTGATGCTGAAGTGGAATCAAATGTATCTGATTTAACTTTAGAGGGTAGACATGGTAATTCAATTCAACTTGGTTATAGGTTTGTAAACCCATACCTTATGATAAAAAATAATTCCATACCAGGTAATAATGGTTCTGTATTAGGTATGTTATCGTTGGGATCAATACCTGATAATATAAATGGTTATAATTTATTATCAAGTGATAGAAGAATAGGAGAGGAATATCAGAATATAAAAGAAGGACAATACCCAGGTTATCTTATAAATTTTGGTAATGATGAAATAGGTGAGCCACGAGAAGATGTATTTAATATTGATTTTGGAAAAGTAGAACAAAGTGCCGAACAACAGACAGATTTTGATCAAGTAATAATGTTCTCAGATAGAATAACATTTGATGCACAAAAGAATGATTTAACTTTATCGGCATTTCGTAATATCAACTTTGGTGCTGGTAGAAATATCACAGTAACAAATAAAGGATTCTCAGTTATTGAATCTCAGAATATTTATATAGGAAAGGAAGCAAAGAATAAAACTCAACCAATGGTATTGGGTGATGAGTTAAGAGTATTATTATTAGACATTATGAATATATTACAAGAGTCAAGAGCATTAGTACAAGGTGTACCTATTCCACTTGTTAAACAAGATACAACACCAATGGCTGATAGGATACAATTGGTGATTAATCAATTACAACCAAGAGAAGATGTAACAAAACCAGGACCAACAAAATTTTTAAGTCAATATCATTACATAGAACAAAACAACAGGAGTTAAGATGAAGTTATCTTTATTTAAAAAGTTAATAAGAGAAGTTATAAGAGAAGAATTAGAATATTCTTTGGCTGGACTTAGGAAAGAGTTAAAAGAAGTAGTAGTTACTGGTAATAATGATAATACAGGTAATGCTAGAGCTGTCAGGACAGAAGATACAAGTTTTAAAAACATGATGAGTGAATCGCCTAGTTCCAATCCCAACAGTTCCATAACCAATAGCAACATTACCGTACCTCAAACTAATAACAAAGTTTTGAATTCATTATTAACAGAAACAGCAAAAACTGAGGATTGGAAAAAAATAAATGAAGAACCACAAGTTCAATCTGTAACAGAAAATACTCAAGGATTACCTGACCATTTAGCAAACGCTTTGAATAAAGATTATTCGGAAGTAATGAAAAAAGTAGACGAAAAGGCGAAGTTTAAAAATGGGGCTTAGAACAGATATATATGATGCATTAGTGACGAATCTTGGTAAGGAACATATAGACAACTCACCAGAAGGTCAAAAAAAAGTTAAGGATTTGTCTGATGCCTTGCGAGATGCGATAGTTAAATGGGTTCAAGCACAAACATTTACTGTTACTGAATTAGAGATGTCACAGACTCTTACTAATGTACAAGGTATACCAAATGCTGGTGGACCTGTTACAATACCATTGATACCCATTACTACTGCAATTAGTGATACTGGACAAAAAACAGCTAATTTAAAAGCTGGTGGTAAAATAGAGTCGATGAAAAGTAAAGTACAATTAAAAAATGTAACGAGATCATAATATGCCAATACTTGATAGAAGAACAAATCAATTTGTAGAAGATAAAGATACTCGTGTAAGTGTTGGGATTGACTTTCCATTTGCACTTGTACCAAATCAAGATGGGTATTTTAAAACAACTAAGTCAACGATTGATGCTATTAAAAATAATATAAAATTATTATTACAAACCGAACAAGGTGAAAGAGTTTTTCAACCGAATTTAGGTATGGGATTGAAACGATTTGTATTTGAACAAATTACAGAGGATACTACAATAGAGATTGAAAATAATATTGTTGATGTGTTTGAGTCTTGGTTGCCATTTGTGGACTTGAGAGATATACAAATAAACATTGATTCGGAAAATCAAGCAAATAATAAAATAAGTATTAATATAACATTCAGTATTAGTAAAGCACCAGACTCATTAGAATCAGTCGGAATTGTTTTGGAGTAAAGATATGTCATACACACCAACAAATATTAATTATACAAGTAAAGATTTTTCTACAATAAAGGCTGACTTGATTGAATACACGAAGTCTTATTTTCCAAACACATATAAAGATTTTAATGAAACATCACCTGGTATGATGTTGATTGAATTAGCCAGTTATGTTGGTGATGTGTTGTCTTATTATGTTGATTATAATTTTAAAGAAAATGTATTAGCAACTGCAACCGAAAAAAGAAATGTAGTTAGATTAGCTGAATTTCTTGGATATAAAACACCAAACAAAACACCATCGGTTGTTAAATTAAAAGTAACTGTAGATATAGATGCGGATTCTAGTAATAATTATAAACCAAAGTACAGTCATGTTAATGTGGTTCGAATTCCACCTGGATTACAAATTAAATCCAATGTAGATAGTGAATTAATATTTGAAACAACTGGAGATATTGATTTTACTATTTCTGGATCACCAGATACACCATCAGTTAGTGAACCAAGACTTGGTGCTGATGGGTTGGCTACTGGTTATACTTTAACCAGATATGTCAGAGCTATATCTGCGGAAACTAAAACTAAATCATTTACAATTACAAGTCCGACTAAATTTTTAGAATTGGATTTGGGTGAAGATAATGTAGTTGAAATTTTAAATGTAACAGATAGTTCAGGTCAAAAGTGGTATGAAGTAGATTACTTAGCACAAGAAAGAATTTTAAAAGAAACACATTATAAGGATGCCGACTCAACTCGTGGTACTGGTTATGACCAAGGTGAAGGTATTGAAGATAATTCGTTAATATCAATTCCCTATACTGTAGATTATATAAAAACAAATAAAAAATTTGTAAAGAAATTTGATGTTGATACTGATTCAACTAAACTTATGTTCGGAAATGGATTATATAAATTCAATGTGACGGGTTCTTCTAATACTAGTATTTTTTCAACAATAGAACAAGCCGGAATAACATTGAATGGACAAGATGTTACTTCTGTAAATCAAGGTGTTAGTGATACAATCTTATCTAATAATTTAAATTTAGGAGAAACACCAACCAATACAATCTTAACTGTAACATATAGAGTTGGTGGTGGTCCTGATTCAAATGCTCAAGTTGGTGAGATAACTGAAGTACAAAATTCCCCTACTGGTGTTACTGTATCAGTAACGAATGAAGAATCAGCTACAGGTGGAACTGATGGACAAACTGTAGATGAGATACGAAATAATGCGAATGCGTTTTTTGCTTCACAATTAAGATGTGTTACTCGCGAAGATTATCAAGCCAGAGTATTAAATTTACCAGCAAAGTTTGGTAATATAGCAAAAGCTTATGTAGAAAGAATTGATGAACAAGGTGGATTGCAAGTAAATACATTGTCGTATAATCAAAACAAACAATTAGTACAGACACCACAATTAGTATTGACAAATATAATGACTTATTTAAATCAATTCAGAATGATAAATGACCATTTAACTTTCGGTTATACTTTAAATGATACTATATTTTCTGGTTACCTTGTTAATTTTGGAGTAAGATTCGTAGTTAATGCAGATAGGAGATTTAATGCGAGTGAAGTCAAAGTTGAGGTTATTGATGTCATAAAAGATTTTTTCAGAGTTGACAAAATGCAATTCAGACAATCAATAAACATGAATGATTTACAATACAATATATTAGGATTAGAGGGTGTAATTGGTATAAGTAAATTAGATCTTTTCCAGAGAGAAACTTCTGAAGGGATAGATAGGGTTATGGCTAACTATCAGGCAAATGGTGAAGGAATTACCGATGGTGAAAGTGATTATGGTTTTGAATATAATTTTAGTAATGCCGAAGAAAATGGAATCATAAGACCATCTGTAACACCATCTGTATTTGAATTAAAAAATCCCAATAGGGACATTTATGGGAAGGTGATATAATGCATAGATTTTTCTTCACAACAAAAGATGCTTTCATCACTAGTGGTTCGAATAAACTTACTGGTGAGGATTTCACAGATAAAAATACAGGACAAGATGAGATACTTGAATTAAAGAAAGTATTTTGGAATAGAGATTTTCATTATCCAACAAGAGTACTACTTCAATTTGATGCCGATGATATAGAGAGTTTTATAAGTTCATCTAACATACATACTAAATTTCCTTCATATAAACTTAATCTAAGACTTTGGGAAACTGAAGGAACAAGTGGTTTATCAGAAACTTATAAGATTGCTGCATATCCAATAAGTGAATCTTGGGATGAAGGTATATC